TTACCGGATGGCCTAGGCCATCCGGTGTATAAGGTGAAAAATGGTAAATAAGAATACTAGGAGATCACAATGTCTGTAGCATCATTAACAAAATTCACAGTGCCCTTGGCCACTAACCAGAGTGCGTCCAACCAAGGCCTGTTGATGCCAAAACTGGCTTACAGATTCCGTGTCACATTTTTGAATTTTGGTCGGGACCAACAGGTGACCGAACTAACCAAGCAGGTGATGGATTTTACTCGTCCAACAGTGAGTTTCGACGAAATAACTGTTGACAGCTACAACAGCCGTGTAAAACTCATTGGTAAGCCCATGTGGCAAGATGTCACAGTAAACCTAAGAGATGATGCCAGCGGACAAGTAAGCAAGTTAATCGGTCAACAGTTGCAGAAACAGTTTGACTTTTTGGAACAGGCCAGCGCACGTTCTGGAAGCATCTATAAATTCACCACCAAGTGCGAAATGCTAGACGGTGGTAATGGAAAACAAACCCCAACAGTGCTAGAAACTTGGGAAATGTATGGTTGCTTGCTCAGCCAAGTCAACTATGGAGAATTGAATTATACTACTAACGACCCGGTAAAGATCGCATTGACTATTAAATTTGACAATGCTATTCAGACCGAAGGAGTTGCTGGTGTTGGTACATCGTTTGCTCGAGCCATCAACAGAGAAGATATAACTGGAGGTGGCTTTACCACATCGTCATAATCTCCAGACGACAGCAGTTAAAATCAAGCCCGGAAATTTCCGGGCTTTTTTTTGAGATAAATACTTGAAACAGGATGTCCGATGTCCAATCTTTTACAATCTCTGATAGCAGGTCTCAATTCCACAGATAATCTGCGCGATCCTCAGCACGCCTCGCGCATATTCGTGGACGGCAATTTTTTCAGGCATCCAAAATATGCTTGGCTGTTCTATGTGGTTTTTGATTATCAGGAAGATTATGCGGCCCTGCGTACCAATCAAAAAAATGGAATACAGATGGGAGCTTTGTGTAAATCAGCGCAATTGCCAAGGTTCACCATAGACAACCAAGTACTCAATGCCTATAACAGAAAAAACATAGTACAACGCAGTATAAAATATGATCCTGTGACTCTGAGATTCCATGACGATGCAGCAGACATCATCAGAGAATTTTGGTATGACTACATGAGCTTTTACTATCGCGATAGCGAGTATACACCTGAACAGTACACTCTCAATCACAAATATTATGCACGAAGCAAGGAAGGCTGGGGTTACAATCTACGCAGCGAATTTGAAAATGCTTCGGAGAATCTACGCAACACCAGCTATCATCCATTGAAGGCCATACGGATTTACAGTCTGATGGGAAAAAAATTCAGCGAGTACATGTTGATAAATCCCATCATCACATCTTTCAGACACGGCGAACATTCTTCCGAAGGCGGAACCGGACTGCTGGAACATGACATGACTGTTACTTACGAACAGGTAAAATATCGCAAAGGCAAAGTGAGCAAAGATACTCTAGGTGATAGCATGTTGCTGCTGTACGACAATGTTCAGAGCCCCGGACTTACCGGTGGCCGCAGTATTTTTGGTGCTGGCGGTTTCGTGGAAACACTAGATAACGTGAGTAATGATCTGGCCAATGGTAACTGGGCTTCTGCTCTCATCAAAATAAACAAAGCACAACAAAACTTCAAAGGACAGAATATAGGTCAATTGCTAAACAACGAAGGGCTTGCCTACATACAAGGGGTTGTGACCAATGGAGGCAATCCATTGAGTCCGGTGAACGCACCTTCTATTGGCAGTGCCACAAATGCCCTAACGACCACAGCACAGGGTACAGCTCTTTTGGCCGCCGGTGGTACCTTGGCAGCAGCCGGCGCAGTTAGCATGTTGAATGCAGATGGTGGACAGCCTTCGCAGGCCGCTGGAGAGGTAAGATTAGCCGAATGGGTAGAAAAAAATGTGCCTAGTGATCAGGCACTACCTAACTATGATTATCGAGCAGTCAGTAACAACAACTTTGTCAGTACCACAGCAGGAGCTCCCGAATCAGCAACTGCTGGATTTCCTAGGCTGAGCCAAGTTGATGATCTAACCGCAGCACAGGCCAGAAGTCTATCGCAATTTTCAGTTGAAGAGCTCACAGCTGAGATTGCAGCCAGATTGAATTTGAACATAAACGACGCAGCCGAACTTATCTCGGCCACACAACAAGGTTCTAGCGAGGCCTAACATGGATGCAAATAATCTATCTAGTCGTGCAGCTGAAGTCACGCAACAGGCGCAAGAAGAAGCGGCTAAATTTTTCAACAACTATTTTCAACCAACACTGAATACCACTACAGACGTTGATGCTGCTATCCAGAGTTATTTTGAAACAGTAACAGGCGACCCTGAGTCGGCTCGTATCATAACCACCGCGGTAGTGTATACCAGCCTAGCACAAAACAGCAACCCCATGAGCGTGCTGGCAGACTTCAAAAAACTTCAACCTGGTGAAATAGATGTGTACCTGGCAGCGTTTTTGAATCTCAATAGAGTGAACACCAGCCTGTTGGGGACGATCAATCAACCTCGAGCCGGCTTTTTTGTACAACGCAGTATTTTGGCATGAGCAGGAAATACGCACAAGGCAAATTCCAGATTCGCAATCCTTCCAAATACATTGGCAAGGGCACACCTACCTATAGATCAGGGTGGGAATTTGCTTTCATGCAATTCTGCGATAACAATCCTGCGGTGCTTCAATGGGCCAGCGAAAGCATCAACATTCCTTATAGAAACCCTTTTACCAATCGGCAGATCATTTATGTGCCTGACTTTCTCATCATCTATGTGGACAGCAAGAATCAAAAACACGCTGAATTGGTTGAAGTGAAGCCCAGCACAGAAACCACTATGGAAAGTGCTCGCAGCATGCGAGATAAGGCCTATGTGGCGCTGAATCATGCCAAATGGGCAGCAGCCACGGCTTGGTGCAGACAAAACGGCATGCGATTCAGAGTAGTGACCGAAAATGAGATCTTCCATCAGGGTTCCAAGCGGTAAATACCTGCATGACTAAAAAACTAGAACAACTCTTTGATCTTCCTGCGGCCACCGATGATCCACAGCAGACTATCGCTGATCATAAAGAACAGATACAAAGCATCGATGAAGCCATAGACAAGATAGATGCTGCCTTGCCAGGTGTGCGAGATCTAGAAGCAGCAGATCAAGAAATGGACGAACTGGCCAGCCTGGCGCAGGACAAGTTCCAGGATCTCATGGACCTGGGCATGAATGTAGAACCCAGATATTCGGGTGTGATATTCCAGACCGCAGGGACCTTGTTAGGGCATGCTATCACGGCCAAACAGGCTAAAATGGATAAAAAATTGCGCATGGTTGAATTGCAATTGAAAAAACTCAGGATCGATCAGATTTCGCAAAAAGAAGGTACTACAAACCCTGCTCCTATCGAAGGACAAGGTATAGTGCTGGATCGAAACACTCTGTTGCGACAGATCCTCGGCCAGAGCAAAAAAACAGATTCAGCTAAATAGTTGATATAGGATGCAAACATGAAAGCATTTAAGGAATATCTAGTTGAAAGCACGCGAACTTTTGATTTCCGCGTGCGAATTGCCGATTGTGATCTCACCAGCGATTTACTAGACAAAATTGAAAGAGGTCTGGCTGCTTTTGATCTAGCTGACATCAGCAAACCCAAAAGCCAGCCCGTGGCACGTACCAAGGAATTTGCCAGTCTAGGTGCAGTAGCACGTCAGCAGTTTGAAATCAAATTAAATTATCCTGCTACTCCGGAAGCAGTGCGATCTGTGATACGTAACAGTTCCGGAATTCCTGCAGCACAGATAGTGGTCATGACTCCGCTGGAAGATGGCATCCATGCCGCAGACGATGCCACCAATCCCGAAGAAAGTCTGAGAGCCGGAGTTGACACTTACAAAGATGACGACAAAGCACAAGACCATGTGGGACTCAAGCGAGTAGACAATCTGTTGAAAGAGTTGCAGGCAGCAAGAGCAGAAAACCAACCCCAGCAGGTCAAGAACGTCAACGACAACATCCTGGCTAAAAATATGCCAGCTGGTGAAAAGGCCAAGTCCATCGCTGATCTGCCGCAAGGCAACACCAGCCCAGTGAATACCAAAAACCCCGATCCACGAGGAAAGAAAAAATGAACAAGCACGACAACATCTACAACATACTAGGCAAGCTGGCCTCCTTGGAGCCTGCTCCTGCAAAGCCGCAGAGCGTGCTTAAAGAACTAAATGAATCCGCAAATGTTGCACCCACAGTGGCACAACGCTTGAACGAAAAATACATGGGATTCAAAAAAACAGTAGCAGCCATAGAGAAGGGTGGATCGGCTGAAAATCCAGAAGCTGTCGCTGCCGCCATTGGTCGTAAAAAGTACGGCAAAGAAAAATTCCAAAAGGCCGCAGCCGCCGGCAAGAAGCTAGGCGAAGGCGAAGTGGAAGAAAGTGGACTACAGGCATACCTGGGTAAAAAGAAATACGGTGAAGAAGGTATGAAGGCCCTACAAAAGGCCGGCCGCGAAGGTGCC